GCCGTCTTCACACGAAAGGCGATCGGGGCAATAGGGGGGGGTCAAATTCGAGGGGGGTCTACGCGTGAGCGGGGCCCCTCCGAACGTCGTGGTCGGCGCGTTCGGCGGCCAGCCGGCGACGGCGCCGTCCGCGATCGCGGCCGAGGCCCCGAAGGCGCTGGCCAAGCTGACGCCGCGCGAGCGCCGCGTCTGGCGCTACCTGGTCAGCGCTCTCTCCGACTACGGCCTGGTGCACCGGACCGACGCGCCGCTGCTCATGGTGGTGGTGCGCGTCTTCGTGCAGTGGCTCGACGCCGAGGAGAAGCTCGCGCAGCTCGCGGCCGAGCACGGCAGCTACATCGTGCGCACGCCCAACGGCTACGAGCAGCCGCACCAGCTGTATTACGTCGCGCGTGACCTGAAGAAGCAGCTGCTGCAGTGGCTGCCCGAGGCCGCGCTCACCATCCCGTCCTTCTCCAAGCTCACCAGCGAGGACGACCTCCCGACGACCGGCGAGCTGTTTGAAGATCCGGTCACCGCGTTCCGCAGTCGCAAGCAGGCGATCAATGGGCCAAGCCATCAGCAAGGCTGAGACCCTCTTCGACTGGGAGGCCTACGGCCGCGACGTGCTGGCCGGGCGCATCCCCGCCTGCCGCTGGATCAAGCTCGCGGTCGAGCGGCACTACCGCGACCTCGAGACGGGCGCCGCGCGCGGCTTGTGGTTCAGCGAGGAGCACGCCCAGCACGCGCTGGAGTTCTACCTCTACCTGCGGCACTCGAAGGGCGAGTGGGCCGGCAAGCAGTTCGTGCTCTCGCCCTGGCAGCAGTTCTGGACCGCGGTGCAGTTCGGGTGGATGCGGGACGACGGCACGCGCCGCTTCCGCGAGGCGGACTACTACGTGCCGCGCAAGAACGGCAAGAGCACCATGATTGCCGGCCAGGCGCTCTACCTCTTCGCCGGCGACAACGAGGGCGGCGCCGAGGTCTACACCGCGGCGACCAAGCGCGACCAGGCCAAGATCACCTTCGACGAAGCGGTGCGCATGGTGAAGGCCTCGCCAGCGCTGCTTCGCCACATTCGGCCGCTGCGCGACCGTCTGCAGATGCGCGGCCAGGCCGACAAGCTGGAGCCGCTGGGGCGCGACTCGGACTCGATGGACGGCCTGAACCCGCACGCCGCCATCATCGACGAGTTCCACGCGCACCCGAACCGCGACGTGATCGACGTGCTGAAGTCGGGCATGGGCGCGCGCCGGCAGCCGATGCTGTCGGTGATCACCACCGCCGGCAAGAACCTGTCGAGCCCGGCGTACGAGCAGATGCTCTACGGCCAGAAGGTGCTCGAGGGCCTGATCGACGACGACGCGCTGCTGGTCGTGATCTACACGCTGGACGACGAAGCCGAGTTCGCCAACCCGGCCGCGTGGATCAAGGCCAACCCGAACCTCGGGATCTCGGTCTATCCGACCTACATCGCCGAGCAGGTCGAGATCGCGCAGAAAAAGCCGATCGAGCGCAACAACGTCCTCACCAAGCTGTTCAACATCTGGGTCAGCGGCGAGGTGACCTTCATCTCGCCCGAGGCGTGGCGCGCGTGCGCGAACCCCGCGCTCAAGATCGAGGACTTCGCCGGCTGCAGGAATGCCCAGGGCCTCGACCTCGCGAGCAAGGTCGACATCGCCGCGAAGTCGACCGTCTTCGAGCGCCTCGAGGCGGACGGCCAGCTGCACTACTACGTGTTCAACAAGCACTGGCTGCCGGAGGCCCGGATCGAAGGCCGCGACAACGCGAGCTACCGGGCCTGGGCGCACACGGGGCACCTGATCCCGACGCCGGGCGACGTGATCGACTTCGACTTGATCGAGGACGACGTGCAGACGTCTGCACTGGCCGGCGGCGCCGAGGCGGTGGCCTTCGACCCGTGGCAGGCCCAGCAGATGGCGAACCACCTGGTGGCGGCCAACGTCCCGATGGTCGAGATCCACCGCACCGTGAAGAACCTGTCGGCGCCGATGAAGGAGCTGCAGGCGCTGGTGCTGTCCGGTCGCCTGCATCACGACGGCGACCCGGCGCTCGCGTGGATGATCAGCAACGTCGTGGTCGAGGAAGACCGCAACCAGAACATCTTCCCGCGCAAGCAGGCCAACCACCTGAAGATCGATGGCGCCGTCTCGCTGATCATGGCGCTCAGCCGTCTGATCGTCGGGGCCGACGAACCCGAACCCGGAGTGATCGTCCTGTGACCGCGGCCGCGACCTGGTACGACGCCGAGCGTGTGGCCCAGCCGGGCAGCGTGATTCTCAACCGCTGGCGCGCCGAGCGCCAGGCTGCGCGCGGGCAGGGCGTGGGCGTGCGCAACGAGGTCACCTCGAGCATGTCGATGGCGGAGTTCGCCGACTGGGTGCGCGGGAACACCGAGCAGCGCAGCGGCGTGGTGACCGAGCGGTCGGCGATGCAGATCTCGACCGTCTACGCGTGCGTCAACCTCATCGGCGGCGCGATCGCCAGCATGCCGCTGCAGTTCTACCGCCGCGACGGCGCGAACGAGCGCGAGGCCTACAAGCCGGACGAGTGGTGGATGCTCAACGAGTCGCCGTGCCCGGCCTGGTCCGCGGCCACGGCGTGGGAGTACGGCGCCCAGTCACTGCTCCTGCGCGGCGACATGTTCTGGCAGATCCAGCGCGCCTCGCGGCTGTCCTCGAAGATCGTCGGCTTCGCGCCGAAGCACCCGGCGACGGTGCGCGTGCGCGCGGTCCAGGTGCCCGGCGCCGGCGACCGGCTGGCGTACGACATCGACCCGCAGCTGGGTGACCCCATCGGCGCGAAGCGGATCACGCTCGACCAGGACGACGTGCTGCACGTGCCCGGACCGAACTTCGACGGCCTGCGCGGCATGCCGCAGCTGACCAGCGTGCTGCGCCTGGCCGGTGGCATCGCGCTGTCGGCCGACGAGTACATGCTGTCCTTCTTCCGCAACTCCGCGCGCCCCGACTACGCGATGGAGACGGACGCGGCCCTGAACAAGGACCAGATCAAGAACATCAAGGACCAGCTCGAGGATGCGCACCGCGGCGTCGACCGCGCGTGGAAGCCGATCATTCTGCAGGGCGGCCTGAAGATCAAGCCGATCACCATCACGCCGGAAGAGGCGCAGATGATGGAGATCCGCCGGCTGCAGGTCGAGGACATCTGCCGCGCGATGGGCGTGCCGCCGTTCATGGTCGGGCACACCGACAAGACGACCAGCTGGGGCTCCGGCGTCGAGCAGATGGGCATCGGCTTCGTCAAGTACACGCTGCAGCGCCACCTGGTGAAGATCGAGCAGGAGGTCAACCGCAAGATCTTCCGCACCTCGCGCAACTTCTGCGAGTTCGTGACCGCAGGCCTCGAGCGCGGCGACCTCAAGACCCGTTTCGACGCCTACCGGGTCGCGCTCGGCCGTGCCGGAGAGGCCCCGTGGATGGCGGTGGACGAGATCCGCCGCCTGGAGAACCTGCCGCCGCGTGCCGACCTCACGCCGCCCGCGGCCGCCGCCAGCGATGGCGTGCCGCCGAACTCGAACGACCCCGGACAAGGAGCCCAACCATGAACCGACTGATGCGGCTGCTCATCGACAACCGCGCAGTGCAGAGCGCCGCCAGGCGCTTCGAGATCCAGAACGCCGACGCGGCCGAGGCCACCGTCTACCTCTACGACTTCATCGTCTCCAGCGCGCTCGATGCGGAGTGGATGGGCGGCGTCGCGGCCGAGGCCTTCGTCAAGGAGTTCGCGGCGATCACCGCGCCGGTGATCCACCTGCGCGTGAACTCCCCGGGCGGCGACGTGTTCGCTGCGCGGGCGATGGAGCAGGCGATCCGCCAGCACCAGTCGAAGGTGATCGTGCACGTCGACGGCTATGCGGCCAGCGCAGCCACGTACATCGCGCTCGCCGGCGACGAGATCGAGATCGCGGACGGCGGCTTCTTCATGGTCCACCAGTCGTGGACCTGGGCCATGGGCAACGCCACGGACCTCGACAAGACCGCGCAGCTGCTGCGCCAGATCGACGACACGATCGTGCGCACCTACGCCAAGCGCACCAGCCTCGACGAGGCGCAGCTGCGCGACATGCTGGCCGCCGAGACGTGGATCGGCGCCGAGGACGCGGTGCGGATGGGCTTCGCCGACCGCATCGCCTCCGACGCGCCGAAAGATCAGGTGGGCTGGAACGTGGCCGCACTCCGGGAGGCAGCGACGCCGGCGAACGTGGCGCGGCCGCGCGACCTCAACGTCGAGTCGGACACCGAGGCCGAGGTCGTGTGCCCGGCCTGCTCGACCCCGCTGTCGCTCTCGACCAAGGTCACCGTCGAGCTCCTCACGGTGACGGCGGACGCCACGGAGGACCCGACGGAAGAGGCGATGGGCGGCCCTGCCGATCGCGCCGCTGCCCTCCGTCGCCTGAACCACTACGAAAGGATCGCAGCCTAGACCGGCGCTCCTCGCCATCTACGGCACCGATGCGGCCTTCGGCCGCTAACTCAACCCCGAGAAAGGGACGAACCATGCAACAAGGCATTCAGCAACTGAGGGAGCGCCGGTCGGCCAAGGCGCAGGAAGCCCGCAAGATCCTCGACGAGAACACCGGCGAGAAGTGGAACGGCGAGGTCTCGAACCGCGTCGACGTCCTCTACAACGAGATCGACGCGCTCGACGACCAGATCGCGAAGCACGAGCGGGCGATCGCCGCCGACGCGCACGAGGGCATCCAGCTGCAGGCGATCAAGGACGCCTACGACGACAAGGACCCGGCGAACCTGGGCCGCGTCCTCTTCAACAAGTGGATCCGCCAGGGCGACAAGGGCTTCTCCGCCGCCGACTGGGCGCAGTACCGGAACACGATGTCCACCACGACCGGCAGCGAAGGCGGCTACACCGTCCCGTCGCTGATCTCATCGCAGCTGTTCGACCTCATGAAGGCGTACGGTGCGATGCGCGCGGTGGCGGACATCATCCCGACCACCGACGGCAAGCCGCTCAGCTTCCCCACCTCCGACGGCACGTCGGAGACCGGCGAGTGGATCGCCCAGAACACGACCGCGACCGCGGCCGACCCGACGTTCGGCACCAAGTCGCTGAACGTGTTCAAGGCGAGCTCGAAGATCGTCGCCGTGCCGTTCGAGCTGCTGCAGGACACGCTGCTCGACATGGAAGGCTTCGTCCGCCGCCGCCTCGCGCAGCGGCTCGGCCGCCTGGGCAACACGGCGTTCACGACCGGCACGGGCACCACGCAGCCGGACGGCGTCGTGCCGCAGGCCTCCTCGGGCAAGGTCGGCACCACCGGCCAGACGCTCACGATCATCTACGACGACATCGTGGACCTGATCCATGCGGTCGACCCGGCGTACCGCTCGGGCCGCTGCGCGTTCATGGCCTCCGACTCGCTGATCAAGGTGATCCGCAAGCTGAAGGACAGCCAGAACATGCCGATCTGGCAGCCCAACCGCAACAACGGCGTGATCGCCGGCCTGGGCGCCAACGGCGGCTATTCGGCGCAGGACACGGCGGTGCCGTTCGACTCGCTGCTCGGCTATCCGGTCTATGTCAACAACGACATGGCCGTGCCGGCGGCGAACGCCAAGACGCTGCTGTTCGGCGACTTCAGCTACTACAAGATCCGCGACGCGATGGAGATGCAGCTCTTCCGCTTCGACGACAGCGCGTACGCCAAGCTCGGCCAGGTCGGCTTCCTCGCCTGGGCGCGCATGGGCGGCAACCTGATCGACACGGGCGCGGTGAAGTACTACGCCCACAGCGCGACTTAAGCGCGAGCGCGCAATGGATGGCAGCGGCGCTGCAGGTCAGCGCCGCGCCGCTGCCGAGACCACGAAACAAGGAAGCGAAGCCATGCCGAAGGAAAAGATCAACCCGGATGCGCCGCCTCTGACCGAGGCCTCGGCGTTCGTCCAGGTCCGCGTGCTGTGCGACTGCCAGTACGGCAGCTGCGACGGCGTGGCGATGGTGGACCGCGCGCAGCTGGCCCAGGCGAAGATGCTCGGCCTGGTCGACGATCATCCGGACGCGGTGGCCTACGCCGCGTCCCTCATCAACGCCTAGCGCGAGGACGCCATGCTGGCCGACGCCACCGTCAACTCCATGCTGGACAACCAGTTCCCGAGCGGCGCTGGCAACGTGTACCTCTCGCTGCACACCGACTACTCGGCGACCGGCGCGAATCTGCACGGCTCGAAGACCAGTGCGAACTTCAGCGCTGCCTCGTCGCGCTCGAAGGCGCTGTCAGCGGCGGTCGACATCTCCGTCTCCGCGGGCACGACGATCAAGTGGATCGGCGCGTGGGACTCCACGCAGGCGGTCTTCCGGGGCATGTGGCCGAATGGCGGCACCGACTGGTCGTTCCAGCTGGACGTGGCCAACAATCGCGTCTACGTCGAAGGCTCCGGCCTCGCCAACGGCGACAAGGTCGTCTTCCACGGCGATACCGCGCCGACCGGCCTCACCGCCGGCACGTCGTACTGGGTGGTGGGCGTCACCGCCGCGGACCCGGACTACTTCCAGGTGTCGCTGACCAACGGCGGCGCCGCTATCGACATCACCGGCCAGGCCGGGGCGCTGTGCACGGTCTCGAAGATCGTCGAGGAGGTCTACTCCGGCGCCGGCACGCATCGGATCTCGACGCTCACGATCACGCTCTGACATGCTGAACCTCAAGAGCACCGACAGCGTCTACGTCGTCACCTCGGCGGCCGGCGACCTCGAGGTCCACGCGTCTTTTGTGGACCTCGTCACTGCCACCGGCGCGGTGACGCCGGACCGCGCGAACACGGCGTCGATTACGACCGCCACGACCACCACGGTGGTCTCGGCGCCGGCGGCGGGCTCGGTGCGCAACATCAAGCTGCTGTCGATCTACAACCACCACGCAAGCGTGGTCAACACCGTAGAGGTGTACCACACCGACGGGACGAATCCGGCGGAGCTTGTGGTGGCAACGCTCAACCCGTTGGAGGGGTTGGCATTCATCGACGGGGTGGGATGGGCCAAGCGCAACTCGTCGGGCGTGCTGGTGACGGGCGATTCCTCGCCGCAGCCTGACATCCAGGTGTTCAACGGCACGGGCGGGACGTGGACGAAACCCACAACCTTTACACCGAAAGTGGTGATCGTCGAACTGCTCGGCGGCGGCGGTGGTGGTGGCGCGGGCGCGTCACTCGCGACGGCCGTTGTGGCGAAGGGCGGCGGCGGTGGCGGTGGTGGCGCGTACAACTGCGGCCGGTTCGCCGCCTCCGATCTCGGCTCGACCGAGACGGTTACGATCGGCACGGGTGGCACAGCGGGCGCGCGCGGCGCTGCTGGTGCGGCCGGCGGCGCGGGCGGCGCGGGCGGCACGACGTCGTTCGGTAGCTGGTTGTCGGCGTTCGGCGGCGGCGGGGGTGCGGGCGGCGCAATCTCGGCCGCGGTGACTGGTGGCGGTGGCGGCGGCGGTACGGGTGGCGCGGGCGGTACCGGGACAACGTCTGGCGGTGCTGGCGGCACGCCTTGGTATTCCGCTGCCCCTACCTCGGGCGGATCTGCGGGCGGCGCGGGCGCCATCGGCGGCGTCGCGCAGGTTGCCGCGGGCACCTCGGCGACCAACTGCGCCGAGTGGGGCGGCGGCGGGGGCGCGGGGTCGGCGAACCCGCCCACGGCTACGGCCCCGGCTGGCGGGTCATCGATCAAAGGCGCGGGCGGCGGTGGATCGGGCGGCGGCCACACCGCGACCCCGGCGACGACGCCTGCGGGTGCGGGCGGCAAGAGCGGCGCCTATACAACGGGCGGCGGGGGCGCGGCGGGCACCGACGGCGGCTCCAGCGCGGCCGGCGGCGCTGGCTCTGCTGGCGGTGCGGCGAACTCTGGACGCGGCGGCTACGGTGGCGGCGGTGGCGGCGCGACGACGCAAGCCTCGGCTGCCGGGGGTGACGGCGGCGCGGGTGGCATCGGCGGTGGTGGCGGCGGCGGGGGCGGTGTCGGCCAGAACCCGGGTCTCGGCGGCAACGGCGGCCACGGCGGCGCCGGGTACTGCATCGTCTACACCTGGTAGCGACCGATGGCGGCCAAGACCCTCTTCGATCCAACGGCGCTGCAGGCGCTGTGGTTCGACGAGCTCGCGATCGCGGCGGGCTGGTTCGACGCCGACTTTGCCGATCCGCCCTCAACGGCGGGCGTGGTCACGACGACCGTCACCTCACGTTCGAAGTCGCGCTCCGCGGAAGCCTATGCCAAGACGGCTACGACGACCGCGACGGCGCGCGCCAAGGAGCGCGCCATCGATGGCGTGGCCAAGACCGTCGTGGTCGCGGTGGCGGCGCGGCCGCACGAGAAGGCGACGCGCACCACCACCTCGATCCGGCTGGCGGCGATGACGGCGCGCGGGCGCGGCCGCGGCGCCGACGCGGTGTCGCCGTTCAAGCTCGGCCTGGTCGTCAACCGGTCGCGCCAGCGCGGCACGCGCGCGGCGGCGCCGGTGGGCGGCGGCGTCGTCACCACCACGGTGGCCGCGCGGCCGCGCACGCGCGAGGTCCTGGCCACGGTCGCCATCCGGATCGCGGCCATCGCCAGCCGTGGGCGTCAGCGCGCCACGCGCACGTACGCCGCCACTCGCCTTGGCCTCGCTGCCGCGCGGGCACGATCCAAGGCCGTCGAGGCCTCGACCTCGACCCGGGCGACCAGCGCCGCCGCGCGCGAGCGGCTGCAGGCCGCGGTCGTGGCGCCGAAGCAAGGCCGCGGCGGTGAGGCGGGCCGGTCGCGCACGAGCGCGGCCGCGGCAGGCGCCGCCGCGCCGACAACGATTGCCGGCCCCGGCGGGCTGGGCTTCCCGGCGCGCCGTACGACGGGCACGCGTTCCACCCAACCGGACACGGTGCGGGCCGCGGCGGTCGCCGCCAGCCGCGCCAAAAGCTCGAACACGAGGCGCTGATGGCCCTGCGGAAACTCACCGACGCGACCGTCGAGCCGATCACGCTGGCCGAGGCGAAAGCGCACCTCAACCTCGCGACCGCCGACCATGACGCGTACATCACGACGCTGATCACCGTCGCGCGCACCGCGGCGGAGGGCAAGCTCAACCGCTCGCTGATCGAGACGCAGTGGGAGCTGACACTGGACGCCTTCCCCTCGGCGATCCCGCTGCGCATGCCGCGCGTGCAGTCGGTGCAGTCGGTGAAGTACGTCGACGGCAGCGGCGTGCTGCAGACGCTGTCCGCGCCGTCCTATCAGGTCGACGACCGCAGCGAGCCGGGCTGGATCGTGCCGGCCTACGGCTACCAGTGGCCGACGACGCGTGACCAGGTCAACGCGGTCACGGTGGCCTACACCACCGGCTACGGGGCCGACGCGAGCACCGTGCCCGAGCCGATCAAGCAGTGGATCCGGCTGCAGGTAGGCGCCATGTTCGCCGCGCGCGAGGCCGTGGTCGTCGACCGGGGCATCGTGGCCGTCGAGCTGGGCTTCGTCGACCACCTGCTCGACCCGTACCGCGTGGTGGAGATCTGACATGGCCCGCGCGGGCAGGTACCAGTTTCGCGTGGCGGTGAAAAAGCCCTCCGCCGTGCGCTCGAAGGATGCCGCCGGCCGCGAGGTCGCGACCTTCGACCAGGTGCACGCCAGCTGGCCGGCCGACATCCAGCCGCTGTCCGGCCGCTCCGCGTTCATCGCGGCGCAGCGCAACAGCGAGGCCACGCACGAGGTGACCCTGCCCTATGGCTCCGAGCTCGCCGCGATCGACAGCTCGTGGGTCGTCGTGTTCGGCACCCGGGTGTTCGTGCAGGACGCGCCTCCGCGGAACGTGGACGAGCGCGGCGTCGAGCTGGTGCTCACCTGCCTGGAAGGGATGCGGACGCAATGATCACCGGCGACGTGGTGAGCGAGCTGGTGGCCGCCGGGCTGGTCGCCAATGCGGACTACGAGCCGGAGGGCGTGGTCAGCGACTTCGTGGTCGTCGTTCGCATCGGCTACGAGCCGACGATGACGCTGCAGGGGCCGATCGACCCGACCAAGAGCACGTTCTCGTTGCTGTGCAAGTCGGCGTCGAAGGCAGGCGCCAGCACGCTGGCCACGGCCGTGCGCAACGCGATCCAGGCCTCGACGGTCATCACCAGCAAGTTCTTCGAGCCCGTCACCGGCGACGAGTTCGAGCCGGAAACGATGGACAACGCCGAGGTCGTCAACTTCTCGACCTGGCAATAGCAGCCCCACCGCAAAGGAGATCGACATGGGTGCACGTGTAGCAACGAATGTGAAAGTGGAAGTGCAGTCGACGCTCGGTACGGCGTCGGCTGCGGCGACGGCGATCACGCTGGCCAACCCCGGCGTCGCGTCGGTGGCCGCGCACGGCTTCGCCAACGGCGACTACCTGATCGCCACGGTGACCGACGGCATGGTCGAGCTCGACGGCCAGATGGTGCGCGTCGCGAACAGCACGGCCGGTACCTTCGAGCTCGAGGGGATCGACACGACCAACTACACCGCGCTCGTGGCCGGCACCACCACCTTCAAGAAGATCACCGCGTTCTCGACCCTGTCGAACGCCACCAACCTCACGATGCCGGACGGCCAGCCGACCAAGCTCGAGGCGACGCGCCTGATCTCGAAGCGCCGCGAGTACCTGTTCGGCCTGCCGGATGCGCCGGACGGCTCGATCGACTCCGTGTACGACCCGCAGGTCAGCGCTGTCGGCAAGATCAAGGCGGCCACCAAGGCGAACACGCCCCTCGGCTTTAAGATCACCTGGTCGAACGGCTACAAGACCATTTTCAACGCCTACGTCTCGGGCGGCTCCGGCTTCGATGCCCAGCAGAACGCGGTGGTGAAGGCGAACATCTCCTTCACGCCGATCGGCGACCTGATCGAGTACACGACGTAGTCGGAGCCAGCGCATGTCGTCACAGCTGACCGCCAGGATCCGCAAGTCGCGCGAGTTGCGGATCGAACTCGACAAGCCGCGCGGCGACGGGAAGTTCACCGTCGTCGCGCTGCGCCCCAACGACCTCGAGATGTCCGAGCTCGTCGCGCTCTCCGGGCACCAGCACATCCGGCGGATGCTCGAGTGCGTGGTCGGGTGGGAGGGCGTCACCGAGGACGACCTGGTGGGAGGCGGGGGCACCGACAGCGTGCCCTTCGACGCGCGGCTGTGGGTGGACTGGGCGGCCGACAACGGCACCTGGTGGAACCCGATCGCTGAGCGGCTCAAGGCCGCATACGCGACCCACATCGAGTCGCTGGAGGTCGCCGCAAAAAACTGACAGCCCGGCTCGAGACGCCGGGCTTTCAGCACGAACGAACGGTCGAGAGAAAGCGCGAGGACCTCGCGCTGGAGGTGTGGGACCTGATGGGGTGCGAGTTGAACTGGAGCGCGCTGCCGACAATCGTGGAGCTGCTGGGTATCGACGACGTTCCACTGCTCGTCGCGCACCTGCGCGCCATCCGCGGCCACGCGGATCGTCTGCGCGAGGCCGCCCATGGCTGACGGCGTGACGGTGCGCGGCCTCGAGGAGACCAAGCGCACGCTGGACGGCCTGGCCGCCGACCTGCGCCGCAAGGTGGTCCGTCAGGCCGAGCGCGATGCGATGCGGCCGCTGGTGGCCGCCGCGCGCGAGGCCGCGCCGATCTTGAAGCGGCCGCACCCGCGCCGCCGTCCCAGCGTGATGCGCAAGGCGATCCGGATCTTCAACTCGAAGAAGGCCAACGGGCGCGGCGGCGTGCTGGGCGTGTACGTGACCGTGAAGGCCACGCGCGCCACGCGGCGCAAGGCGCCGGTCACGGGCGATCCCTACTACTTCCGGTGGGTCGAGGGCGGCCACCGAATCGTGCCGCGCTACAAGGGCAAGTACACCGACTACAAGCAGCGCGGCCGCGGCCGGCTGACGGGCCTGCGCGCGCGCCGTCGTGCGGCGACCGGCTGGGTGCGGCCGTACGAGTTCCTGCTGCCGGCGTACCGCAGCAAGGCGAGCCACGCCATCAACATCTTCACCGACCGCATCCACGCGCGGATCGCCAAGGCGAACGGAGTTAAATGACATGCCTGCCGGCCTGATCACCGTCGACTTCGAGGCCCGCCTCACCAAGCTCGAGGAGGGCATCCGCCGCTCGAACCAGCAGCTGAACTCGTTCGGCAAGACCGCCGACGTGGTCAGTGCCGGGATCAAGGGGTCGTTCGCTGGGATCATTGCCGCGTTCACAGCGGAAGGCGTGATTGGATGGGCGAAGGGAGTGATCGACGCCGCGGAGGCGCTGCAGGACTTGTCCGAAGCGACCGGATCCAGCGTGGAGGCCCTGTCGCGCCTCAACAACATCGTCAAGGTGGGCGGCGGCAACTTCGAGGAGATCAAGGGGGCCCTCGAACGCCTGGCGCCGGCTCTCAACGGCGTGGACGAGGAGGGCGGCAATGCGGCCCGCGCGCTGAAGTTCCTGAACATCGAGGCCAAGGACCCGGCGGCCGCGCTCGAGGAGATCGCGCAGAAGCTCAACAAGTTCGCCGACGGCGCTGGCAAGGCGGCGATCGCCAAGGACATCTTCGGGAAGGCCGGTGTCGGCTTCCTCGCGACGCTGAAGGACATCGCGGAAAAGGGCGACATCGCTGCCACGGTCACGACGAAGCAGGCGGAGGAAGCCACCAAGTTCGCCGAGGCGCTGCGGCGGCTGCAGGTCGAGGGCCAGACGCTTTCCCGCATTCTTCTCACCGATGTCGTGCCTGCGCTCACCGACACGTTGGAGGAGCTGATCGAAGGCACCAAGGCCGCCGGCGGCTTCTTCAACGCGATCCTGGCCTTCGGGACGATGTCCCCGTTCGACACCACCGCGGTGGCGATCAGCAAGACGCGCGAGGAGCTCGACAAGCTCAACAAGGCCAGCGTGGGCGGCGGCTTCATCAAGGATGTCGACGGGATGGTGGTCGACGCGACCGCGAGCTTCCAGCGCCTGAATGCCCAGCTGGCGGTGCTCGATGCCCGGCAGAAGCGCGAGACCCGCGGCCTCTACGGTCCGCAGTTCCTCGACGCCCGCGACCTGCGCCTGCGGGGGCCGTCGTCGCTTCCGACGCTCAACTACAGCGGCGCCAGCAGCAAAGGGACCGCTGCCAAGGAAAAGGTCGACGACTTCACCAAGGCGATCGAGCGCCTGAACCGGATGGCCGCCGAGGCGCAGCTCGAGCTCGACGGCATGTTCAGCACCGAGCCGATCACCTCTGCGCAGAAGGCGCTGACCGCGATGATGGCCAGCGACGACTGGGACAAGTTCACCCAGGCGCAGAAGGACGCGCTGACGGCCCGCTTCCAAATGGTGATCGGGATCGAGCGCGAGACGCAGGCCTGGAAGGCGCGGCGCGAGGAGATCGAGAAGCAATCGCAGGCGGAGCAGAGAGCTGCGGAAGCCGAGCAGCGGGCGAAGGAGGCATTTACCGCGCGCCTTGGAGACTACGCCGAGGAGAACTCGATCATGCAGCGCTCGATCGCGCTCATCGGTGCGGACGACGCGGCCCGCCAGAAGTTCGCCGCCACCATCGAGTTCGAGCGCCTCGCCAACCAGGCGAAGATGGCCAATGATGTCGAGGGCCTGAAGATCCTCGAAGAGCAGTACGAGGTCCGGCTCAAGCTGATCGATGTGATCGCCGAGCAGACGAAGCGGATGCAGGACATCCAGCAGTGGACGGAGCTCGGCCGCTCGTCCATGTCGCAGTTCCTGCAGGACCTCACCACCATGAAGCCCGGCGACGCGCTGCGCCGGCTTGGCGACAACCTCGGCGGCAAGATCACCAGCATGGTGGCCGACAAGCTGTCGACCTCCGCCTTCGACAAGGGTGGCATCTTCGGCGGCTTCGGCGAGCTGATGTCCGGCCTGTTCGGCGGCCAGGACACCGGCGCGGTGGCGCTCACGGGCTCCGCGACCGCGCTGAGCGGGTCGGCGGCGGCGCTGACCTCGGCGGCGGCGGCCCTCACCAGCGCAGCCGCGATGCAGGGCACCTCCTCGGCCGCCAGCGGCATGGGCGGCTTCCTGGGCGACCTGTTCGGCGGCGGGGGTGGCGGCGGGGGCGACATCCTGACCGGCATCCAAGACCTGCTGCCCGCCTTCGCCACCGGCACGTCCTACGTGCCGCGGGACATGGTGGCGCGCATCCACAAGGGCGAGCGGATCGTGCCAGCCGCCCAGAACCGCTCCGCGCGGTCCGAGCGGGCCGCGGGGTCTCCGGTGGTGATCAACATGAACGTCTACGGCGGCAGCACGCAGACCGCGCGCCAGGCCGCGCGCACGGCCGCCGACCGGGCGACGGCAGCGCGGCGGAGGGGGTAAGGGATGGCGTACAAAGACATGCTGCTCCCGGTCGGCATCGCGCTCGACTGGGCCAGCGCTCCGGGCTACTCGACCGACGTGCTGGTGATGGACAACGGCCGCGAGTCGCGCAACCAGAACCTGTCCGGCAACGCCGCCCGGCTGACCATTCGCTACAACGCGATGAACGCCGCGTACTGGCAGCAGCTGGACGCCATGTTCCAGATCGCCGCCGGACGCGCGCACACCTTCCGCGTGCGCGATCCGCGCTACAACGTGGCGACGGCAGCGACCGGCAAGATCGTCGGGTCCCAGATGGTCTATCGGGTCACCGTCGGCGCGTACACCTTCGAGAAGGCGATCACGAAGCCGGATGCGTCGGTCACCCTCACCGGCGGCGGCACCTTCAGCACGACCACCGGCCTCATCACCTCCGGGACGCCCACCGCGTGGGAGGGCCCGTTTTACCTGTGCATGCGCTTCGATGTCGACGCGCTTGAGGTGACCGGGCTCGACCGCGCCGGAGACGGCTCCTACATCGCGCGCTTCAACGACATCCCGCTGGTCGAGGTGCTGGGCGAATGAAGACGCTCGATCCTGCCATGGAGACGCACCTGGCGCTGCCGACGACGACGCTCACTACAATCGTGCGCGTCGAGCGGGTGGACGGCGTGGTGCTGCGCGTCACCGCCTTCGACGCGCCGCTGGTGGTCGGAGGCGAGACCTACGAACCGTTCGGCTTCCTGCGCAGCGACGTGGACGTTTCCGACGCCATGGATGTCGGCACCACGGAGATCACCAGCATCCTGCGCAGCGACTCGCTGACCGAAGACGATCTGCGCATCGGCCGCTGGGACTTCGCCGCGTACAGCATGCAGCGGGTGAACTGGGCCGACCTGGCCATCGCGCCGGAGATCCTCAGCGAGGGGAACCTGGGCGTCGTGCGCACGGGCCGCCTGAAGTTCGTGGCCGAGCTGCTCGGGATCATGCAGGCCGTCCAGAACAGCATCGGCGTCCTGAACTCGCCGCAGTGCATCCACAACTTCGGGATGAGCGAGGGCGGGCCTGGCCGCGGCAATGGCTGCACGTTCAATCTCGCCACCGTGACGCAGACCGGAACCGTCGCCTCCGTCGACTCCGATCTCTACGGCGTGCACGATGCCGCGCGGACCGAGGCCGACGGCTACTACAGCAACGGCACGTTCCAGATCACCTCGGGCCCGTACAACGGGCTGAAGTTCGAGATCCGGGCCTACATCGTCGGCTTCTGGGTCCTCTTCACGGCCCTGCCGGCCGACATCACCGGGGCCACCTATTCGATCGTGCGCGGGTGCAACAAGAGCCTGCGCCAGTGCGTGGACGACTTCAACAACGTCCTCGACCGGCTGGCCTCCGACTACACCCAGGGCGGCGACGCGGCGGTCCAGGTGGGGCGGCACAACGGATGACGCGCGACGAAGTCATCGCCGAGGCCCGGACCTGGCTCGGCACACCGTGGGTGCACCAGGCGTGCTGCAAGGGCGTCGGGGTGGACTGCCTGCACTACATCGCCGGCGTCGTGCGCACGTTCGGGCGGCCGGAGGCCGAGCGCTTCTTTGCCAATCAGGAGTGGCAGTCCTACGGCCGGCACCCGGACCCCGTGATGATGTTCGCCGGCTGCGACGAGCTGCTCGAGCGCATCGCGCCGGAGGAGGCCCTGCCGGCGGACGTGCTGGTGCTCCGCTGCGGCCGGCACCCGATGCACTTCGCGTTCCTGTCGCGGCCGGACTACATGCTGCACGCCTGGCTCGGTGCCGGCCGCGTGATCGAGCAACGTATCGACGAGAAGTGGGCGGCGCGCGTCGTCCGCGTCTACCGCCTCCGGGGGATCGAATAGATGGGACAGCTTGCACTCGGCCTCGCTGGAGCCGCGGCCGGCTTTGCGTTTGGGGGACCCACCGGCGCGCAGATCGGCTGGATGCTCGGCTCCTTCGCGTGGAACCTGCTCGACCCGCCGAAGGTTCAGGGACCGCGGCTGCAGGACACCAAGGTGCGCGGCGCCGACTACGGTTCGATGCGTCCGATCATCTACGGGATGGTGCGGGTCGGCGGCCTGGGCATGGGGCAGGGCAGCACGTCGGAGGGCCCGAACAAGTTCACCGAGCACAAGGAGAAAAGCGGCGGCAAGGGCGGCCCGGAGGTGACCAGCTACAGGTACACGCTCTCGTTCTTCAACGAGATCTGCGAAGGCCCGATCATCGGCGTGCAGCGCCGCTGGGCCAATGGCCGGCTGATCACGGAGGGCGGCCAGGAGGCGAGCGCGGAGTGGCCCTACGTGCTGTACCTCGGCGACGAGGCGCAAATGCCCGACCCGACGATGGAGACGATCTATGGAGTCGGCAACGTCAACCCGATGCGCGGCGTCGCGTACGAGGCGATCGAGGAACTGGACGTTACCGACTATGGCAACGCGCGGCCGAACGTCGAGTACGAGGCGTACACCAACTTCGGCGACATCCCGTGGCGGGTCAGCTCGTTCGCCCCGTGGTCGGCGACTCCGCTGCTGGGCAACTTCTACCATAGCGCGGCGACGTACAAGAACCACGTGATCACGACCGTGGAGATGGGCAACGGCGCGGTCGACACGTTCAAGATCCGGCAGTTCGACCGGGATGGCACGCAGATCGGCACGACGATCACCCAGTCGTGTCCCACGCCCGGCACTCAGGCGATCTTCCCGGTCACCAACGCCAACCTGTTCCTGCGCACGTTCAACACCGGCGTCGGCCTCGACTGGTACTGGTTCTACTACAACGAGAGCACGCAATCCATCGAGGAGGGCCACCGGCAGGCCGACGGTGGTGGCGCCGAGCCTTACATCGACGCTCCGATGATCGCGGTGGGCAGCTCGATCTACTCGGTCGGCCACTTCGGTTTCGGCTGGTCCGTGTCGCGCTTTCAAAACTCCGGCGGCGTCGGCGGCCCGTTTGTCGCCAGCGCTCCGGTCTATACCGGCACGGCCAGCTTCAACGCGGCGCCGACGATGGGCACCAGCAGCGAAGACGACGTGTTCTACCTACTGTGGGAGGAGGCCGACGGGCAGCACCTGCGCAAGATCAACGCGCTCGACCTCACCACGTTGCAGGACTGGGGACCGTCGGCCACCGGCGGCACGTACCTCGAGCGCTCCGGCATCACCTTCCACGTCGAGAACGGGCTGATCTGCAACGGGCGGCAGGTGTCGTCTGGGGTGTACGAGATCCGGCTGGTCCAGATCAACGGCACGACCCTGACCAATTTCGGGAACTCGATCTCGACCACGGCCACCAACCCGACGCAGTCGATCTGGATCGGCAACGGGCTCCTGGTCGACCCGGTCGGGGTCTACTCGATCATCCCGCCCCCGGCCAATGTGCTGCTGTCCAGCGTCGTCGCTGATCTGCTCGAGCGCGCGGGGCTCAACTCGGGACAATACGACACCAGCGACCTGACGCAGGAGGTGAGGGGCTTCGTGGTCGCGTCGCAGATGACCGTACGCAACGCGATCGACATCCTGCGCCGCGCGTACTTCTTCGACGTGACTGAATACGACGGCAAGGTGGTGTGCGTGAACCGCGGCCACGATGCCATCGCCACCATCCCGGACGAGGACCTGGCCGCGCACGAGCCGGGGTCGGAGCCGGGCGAGCCGCTGGAGATGACGCGCGCACCCGAGGCCGAGCTGCCGCGCACCGTCTTCATCAACTACTACGATCTGAACGCCGACTACCAGCAGGGGTCGCAATACTGGCGCCGCACCGTCACCCGCAGCCAGTCGGACGTGACGCTCGACCTCCCGCTGGTGTTCACCGCCAGCGAGGCGCTGGACCGCGCCCAATGGCACATGCACTTCGCGTGGCTGGAGCGCGACCGCTTCGCCTGGACTACGACCCGCAAGTGGAGCGCGCTGACGCCGACCGACGTGGTGGTGGTGCGCGGCGTGAATATCCGCATCACCAGCAAGACCGAATCGCCGAACGGCCTCGTGCGGTTCGAGGGCGTGCGCGCGTTCGCGGGAGCGTTCACCGGCGGCAACCCAGCCACCGACCCGATCTCCGGCGGCACGCCGGGCACGGGCGGCGGTGGGCAGCCGCCACCGACCACGCCGGCCGACCTCGCCGCCACGCAGCTCGTGCTGCTCGACATCCCGGCCGTGTCGCAGGGCGACAAGCCGTACGGCTTTTACGCCGCGATGGGGCCCGCGGCCCCGGGCCGGTGGCCGGGGGCCGCGCTGTACAAGTCGATCGACGGCGGCGTCACGTACCAGAACGTCGCGTCGACCACCACGGCCGCGACCATCGGCCGGGTCACGGCCGGGTCACTCGGGGCCTATGCCCTCGGCGACGTGATCGACGAGTCGACGTGCACGGTCGCGCTGTCGATGCCCGATGCCACGCTGGAGACGATCAGCGGCACGGCCCTCGCCAACGGCGGCAACTTGTGTGCAATCGCCACCGGCTCGACGTGGGAACTGTGCCAGTTCCGGGATGCGGTCCTGGTATCGCCGGCGACGTATGAGCTCACCGGGTTCAAGCGGGGCCGCAAGGGCACGCCGACCGCCGGCCACGGGACGAACGACCGCTTCGTGCTGCTGCCCGTCGTCAACGTGGACGGCGCGCTGGCCGAGCTCAACGTCGCGCTACTGTACAAGGCGGTTACGTTCGGCGCCGCGATCGCCGACGTGACGGAGGTCAGTTTTACGAATACCGGCGAGGCGGCCGGGGGATCGAACGGCGACAACGAGAACGGCGTGTTCGACGAGATCGCCGCCCAGTTCCCGGTCGCGACGACCTACATCACCTCCACCGGGTACACGCTGCTGGCGTCGGATCGCGCGCACCTCGTGAGCGTATCCAATGCCTCCCCGGTCACGCTGACACTGGTCGACACGCTGCCGAAGAAGTGGTGGTGCTTCATCGAGAACCTCGGCGCCGGCGTGGTGACCCTCACGCCGTCCGGTGGGCCGCAGATCGACAACAACGGCGGCAGCGGCGTCAACCTGACCCCGAACCAGGGCGTGCTGCTGGTCTACGACGGCACCGACTTCTGGACGATGCGCGGCATGGGGTCTACCGCAGCCGCCACGCTGTCGGTCGCCGACGAGGGCGTTACGCTGGACAGCGCGGTGACCTCGCTGAACTTCGTGGGGGCCGGGGTCACGGCAACGAACGCCGGGCACGCCGTGACGGTCACGGTGAATACCTCAAACGATGCGCCCCCGTACGGCGCGCCGTTCACCTTCACGGCGCCGCTGGCCTCGGCGTTCCCGACCACCATCGGCACGATCGCGTCGGTCACCGATAAGACCGGCCGACTGCAGGTGGTGATCTCGAGCATCTCGGGCAATCTGCGGGTGCTGCTGCAGAACGCCCCGACCCCGCCGTACACGCTCGACGTGGTGCTGACGGCGTCCGGTGCGCAGACGGTGAGCCAGTCGGTGGTCGCCGGCATCGCGGCGTCCGACGGCACCAAGCTGATCTCCTTCTTGGGCGGGGTGTCGGCAAACGCGCCGTATGTCGGCGTTCAGCGGTGGACGAACAACACGACGGTATCGGCGAACACCTACACGCCGGCCGCCGCGTCCATCGACCTCGGCCGCATCTTCCTGCGCATGACGCACGACGGCAGCACGCACCGCACCTTTGCGTTCTCGTCCAACGGGCTGGACTGGACGACGGTGGTCGATGAGTCGCCGACGGCGTTCCTCACCGAAACCAAGGTCGGGCTGATCTTCTACGCCAGCACGCTGTCGGCCATCAATACGAAGTTCTCCATTTTCCACTACGGCGTCACGAGCTCCGTGCTCGGGGACGCTGCCTAGAGCGGGGGAAACGTGAACGACCCACTCGGCGGCCACGATGGAGAACACGGCGGGCACTACGTCGCGCCACCGACGCTGGCCGAGCGCATCGCGGTGCTCGAAAACCGGCACGACACGCTCGACGGCCGATTCGATGCGTTCGAGACGAAGCTCGACACGTTGATCTCCGAGAGCACGAAACAACGGGGGATGATCGGGGGCGCCGTGATGGTCGCCACCGGGATCGTCACGGCGTTGTCCTTGTTCAAGGATTGGATCATCGCGCACCTGCGGCCATGACCTCCCTCGAGCACATCGTCGATGCACTAGGGCGCCCGAATGTCGTGGCTTTCCTGCGCGTCATCCGCGCCCGCGAATCGTCGCAGGACGATTCGGCGTATAGGGTCATCAACGGCGGCAGCCACTTCGACGCGCCACCGTGGCGGCATCCGTGGCACGGCATCACCACCGGCAACGGCGCGCGCGCCAGTGGTGCGTATCAGTTCCTGGGCACGACGTGGTCGCGGCTGTGCGAGATGTACGGCTTCCCGGACTTCTCGCCGCCGAATCAGGACCGCGGCGCGGTCGTGCTGATCGCCGGCCGGGGCGCGCTCGACGACGTGCTCGCGGGCCGCTTCGACGCCGCGGTGCGCAAGTGCCGCCCGGAGTGGACCTCGCTCCCGGGCGCGGCCGAGAGCACGTCGAGCTGGACGATGGACCGAGCGCGCGACGTTTTCCTGCAGTACGGCGGCACGCTGGAGGCCGCCCCGGCGACGCCACCGGCGCCCGCCACCACGAACGGAGGCCCTATGGGCGGTTTGGGATTGAGCCTGGTGCAGGCACTGATCGCGGGGTTTGCGCCCCTGGCGCAGGAGAAGATTAACGGCGCGCTCGCCAAGCATGGCGTCGACAGCGCCGTCGGCCAGCAGCTCGTGACCGGCGTGCTCAACGCCGTGCAGCCGGGCCTCGCCGCCGCGCCGCCGGCGCAGCAGATCGCCGCCGTGGCCGAGGCCCAGAAGTCGCCAGAGGTGGTGAAGAAGGCCGAGCAGACGGCGCTCGACCTCCTGTCGACGCTCGCCCCGCTGCTGGACAAATCCGTGGCGTACGACCAGGCGAAGTGGACGGCCGAGACGACCGGCCGCGACGCCGCAGCCGCGCGCGCGAAGGGCGAGCCGTGGGACATGACGAAGGCCCTCGTGTACTTCGCCGGCATCACGTCCACGCTGGTCGTGCTCGCCCTCACTGCGGCCGTGATCTGGCAAGCGCTGCAGGGCAAGGACATCAACACCGCGCTGATCGGCCTCGCCGGCCCGCTGCTCATGGCGGCCCTGCAGTCGTGGCGCGAGATCTTCGCTTATCGATTCGACGGCACCAAAAACTCCAGCGAGCAGACCCGCGCGCTGCTGGCCGTCGCCACCCAACCGAAGGAGTAATGACATGCAGATCACCCTGACCCTGCCAGACACGCTGCCGAAACTGGCGCCCCTGCAGCAACTCGATGCGATCGTCAACGCCGCGATGACGGTGCTGCTGACCATCGCCAGCGACCCGCAGGCCCAGCACGCCGCCACGGCCGCCGCTGCCATCGCTGTCGTCGCCCCGTGGGGCGTGGATAGCTACGGGCTCCCGTTCGCGACCGAGAAGGAGGCGCTGACGTACGCCGCCGCGGTGGCGAAGCGCGACGAGAATCTCGGCAACTCCGCGGCCGAGGAGGCGGCGAACTATCACGGCAGCATCGACCCCGACACGCTGGGCTTGTACGACTGGGCCTTCTACGTGAAAACGGCCCACCTGGTCAACGGTTCGCAGAACTACGTCATCTTCACGAAGCGCCCGATCGTCCGGGACAAGGACACCGGCCGGGTTCTGCAGAATCCGCACGCCGAGCTGGCCGCGGTCGATGTCAGCGGCTACGGTGGTCCGCTCGCAGCGTTCGCCTGATCATGGGCGTCCGGTTCGACGAGGTCCGCATCGAGGTCGACTACAGCGCGGACTTCGTCGGCCATCGCACGCTGCGGCTGGTCGTCCCGCTGTCGATCGACACGCAGGACGACCCGCTGCTGCTGGCGATCCTCGCCCGTAAGCGCGCGCTCGACGCGACCATCCTGGCGAACGCGACCACCTCCGGCGATCCTCTGCCGCTCGGGTGATGGACGCCGCGGATCTCACGGTCGACGAAGCGGGGCTGCTCCTCGCGCAGGCCGTGCAGATCATGGGCACGCTGGAGGCGGTCGGCGCGCACGTGCGGCCCGACTCTGAACCACTTCCCCGCGGGATGCTCACCTGCGGGGAGGCGTGCCGGCTGGTGCCGGCCGTGATCGCCCTGACGCTGCAACTGTACCCGCAGCTCGCCGACGACGGCGTGCTCGAGGCCATCCTTCGCAACGCCGAGACGACCGGGCTGACCGGGGCCGTCCAATAACATGGCAGCACGGAAAACGCCGCGGAAGACTTTGATCGAAGCCGAGCGCGCGATGGAACGGTACGGCACGGAGTCGGCCGCGGCCCGCGCGCTCGGCATCCCGCGCCCGACGCTGCACAACCGCCTGGAGGCGGCCCGGCTCGACGGCGTGAAGCCGACCGAGAAGGCCGAAGAGGGCCCGCAGCGCACCGAGCTGGACCTCGCGCGCGACCGCATCCTCGAACTGGACGCGCAACTGAAGGGCGTGAAGTCGGAGACGCTGACGGACGCCTACGTGAAGCGGAAGATCATCGGCCTGCGCGAGGACGCCGACCAGGTCAAGCCGCCGGGCTGGTCGCTCACCATCCCCCGCGGGAAGGGCCTCCCGGGCGTGCCGGTCACGCTCTGGTCCGACTGGCATTGGGGCGAGGTCGTCGACCCGGAGCAGATCAACGGGGTGAACGAGTACAGCCTCGCCATCGCGCACCGCCGCGCGCGGACGCTGGTGTCGCGGATCGTCGAGCTGCTGTTCTCCTACGCGCCCGGCGGGAAGGCTTCTTACCCCGGGATCGTGGTGTGCCTCGGCGGCGATATGGTGTCGGGAGACATCCACGAGGAGCTGTCGGAGACGAACGAAGTGCCGGCGATGCCGTGCATCCTCGACCTGTACGCGGTCCTGATCTGGGGCCTGCAGACGCTGGCCGATAGGTTCGGGAAGGTGTTCGTGCCGTGCGTGACCGGGAACCACGGCCGGATGACGAAGAAGCCGCGCGCAAAGGGGCGGGCGTTCACCAACTTCGATTGGCTGCTGTACAGGTTGCTCCAGAAGCACTTCGAGGGCGACAAGCGGATCCAGTTTTTCATCCCGGACGGCCCGGACGCGCTGTTCACCGTGGTCGGCCACAGGTATCTGTTGACGCATGGCGACCAGTTCCGCGGGGGTGACGGGATGATCGGCCCGATCGGCCCGCTGACCCGTGGCCGGCAAAAGAAGCTCTCGAGGAACGCCGCGGTCGGGCGCGAGTTCGACACGATGATCCACGGCCATTACCACACGTACTCGCCGACCCCGCGCCTCATCGGCAACGGCAGCCTGAAGGGGTACGACGAGTACGCGAACGCGAACAACTTCGGCTTCGAGCTTCCGATTCAGGCGCTGTGGCTGACGCACCCCGAGCACGGGATCACGATCCACATGCCGACGTTCCTCGAGAAGGCGACCACCGCGAACGCCGGCGCCGACTGGATCGGGTGGAAGGATGCAGCCTGAGTGTGTCTAAAATTGGGCTTTCCGGAATAACTTGTGGAACGGGTCGTGATGGTGCATAGTCTAATCTCGGATAAACGTGTGGAACCGAATGGGCGCGAAAGTCATCACCGGGGACTGTCTCGACGTGTTGCCAACGCTTGCGGAATGCAGCGTGGACGCGGTTGTGACCGATCCGCCTTATCACCTGACCACCGGCAAGCGCGGCGGGACGGGCGTTGCTTCGGACAATCCGAACAGCCCCGCCGGGCGGTCTCGCATCGGAACCGGCTTCATGGGGAAGGCATGGGACGGTGGGGATGTAGCGTTCCGTCCCGAGACGTGGGCGCAGATCATGCGCGTTGCCAAGCCGGGCGCGCACCTCGTCGCGTTTGGAGGCACCCGCACGCATCACCGCCTGATGGTTGCCATCGAGGATGCGGGATGGGAGATCCGCGATGCGCTTGGATGGTTGTTCGGGTCCGGCTTTCCCAAGAGCCACAACGGCCCGTGGGGAGGAACGGCGCTCAAACCGGCATGGGAGCCCATCATCCTCGCGCGGAAGCCTCTGGCGGGCACCGTAGAGGCCACGGTCGCCAAGTTCGGTACGGGAGCCCTGAACATCGACGACTCCCGGATCGGCGTTGGGGCCGACGTTGGGCGCTGGCCGGCGAACATCCTGCACGACGGGAGCGACGAGGTGCTGTCGGTATTCCCGGAGTCCGACGGCCAACTGTGCGACATCAGCACGGACCCCACGTCGCGGCGCAACCAAAACGTCTACGGCAACCTGCGGCGCGGCCGCGACGGCGAGCCGAGCGCGGAGAGGCGCTATACAGAGGAGGGTGGGACCAACTTCGCGGCACTTCCCGGCGCTCGACGCGGCGACAGCGGGAGCGCCGCGCGCTTCTTCTACTGCGCGAAGGCCGACCGGACCGACCGCAACGCCGGTACGGAGCAGATGCCCAAGCGCCCGCTCAACTGGTCGAGCGGCGCCCAGTCTCCGGGAACCTTCCAGTCGGAGAACACAGACCGGAGCGCGAGCAACCATCACCCGACCGTCAAACCCACCGAGCTGATGCGGTACTTGTGCCGCCTCATCGCCCCGGCCGGCGGGCTAATCCTCGATCCGTTTGCGGGCAGCGGATCGACTGGCAAGGCGGCGCTGTTGGAGGGATTCGACTTCCTCGGGATCGAGCTGGACCCGGAGTACGCGGCCATCGCACAGGCACGGATTTACGCTACCGCGCCGCTGTTCGCGTAGATGACCGACATCCTCGACCTTCCGGACTGGACGCTGATCGACAAGCGTTCCGACGGGGACGAGTACGAGCTGGAGGCCGAATACCGGCTCCTGCCCGGTGCCTGCGTCAAGTGCGGCTCGGTCGGGCGGCTGTACAAGCACGGCACCAAGGACACGACCTTCCGCGACAGCCCTATCCGGGGCCATCCGGTGCGGCTCCTGGCGCGCGTACAGCGCTTCCGGTGCCGGGACTGCGGGGAGACGTTCTTGCAGCCTCTGGGAGCCATCCAAGAGGCCATGCGCATGACTGAGCGCTGCGCCGAGTACGTCAAGGACCAGTGCCTGCGCGACACCTTCGCCCGGATCGCGGAGCACGTCGGCTGCGACGAGAAAACCATCCGGACGCTGGCGTCGGAGCACATCCTCGCCGTGGAGGCGAATTACCGGCCCGAACTGCCAAGGCAGCTTGGCATGGATGAGACGAAGATCGACGGGCGGCAGCGCTGCGTCATCACGGACATCGGCAGGAAGCGCCCCATCGAACTGCTGGCCGACCGGGACAAGGTGACGGTCGCCGGCTGGCTGGCGCGCTTCCCGGACCGCAGCGGGGTCGAGGTGGTCGCCATCGACATGTGGCGTCCGTACCTCGACGTTGCCCACGTCCTGTTCCCCGGCGTGCCGGTGGTCGTGGACAAGTTCCACGTCGTCCGGATGGCGAACGAGGCTCTGGACCGGGTGCGCATCCGGATGGGCAAGAAGCAGGCGAAGCTCGTCCGCCGGGGCTGGATGCAGTCCAAGTCCCTGCTGGTGCAGCGCAACGCCAACCTGAGCGAGAAGCGCCGCTTCAACCTCGACATGTGGCTGGCGAACGAGCCGGACATCGCGGCGGCCTACTGGTGCAAGGAAGCGTTCTTCGGGCTGTACGACCTGCCGAAGGCCGATGCCGTGGCGGCGTTCGATGCGTGGCCGGCGACCGTGCCGCAGCACCTGAAGGCGGACTTCCGGAAGCTGCTGACGGCGGCGCGCAACTGGCGCACCGAGATCCTCGCGTACTTCGATCACCCCGTCACCAACGCCTACACCGAGGCGCTGAACGGAGTGGCGAAGGTCATCAACCGGCAGGGGCGCGGCTACACCTTCGAGGTGCTGCGCGCCCGTGTCCTGTTCGGAAAGGGGGTGGCAACCGTGAAACCGATACCCGAGTTGCGGTGCGAGTCGTGCGGTGGACTGTTCCCCAAGCCGACGATGCAGGTGGACCACATCAGGCCGCTGTTCAAAGGCGAGCGCGGCGGCGGAACCATCATGGTCTGCCGGACCTGCAATGCACGTTTCCACACGAAGCCTCATGGTCCCTCGTCAGCAGCTTCTACACGTTAATCCGGAGTGCCTAAAATTGTGCCCAACCGGGCCGGATTCCGGCTGTTTTAGGCTGTTTTGGGCGGGGTTCGCCTCTGCGGCGTCATAGTGCGGCGCCCGCGTCCCGGGCTTTAGGAGGGGGCTGCTCTATCCACTGAGCTACCGGGGCGAAGGGCGCTTTTTGCGGGGTTGTGTGTCTAAAATTGTGCCCACGTTCCCCGCGTACTGGGCCACGTGCGACGGGGCCAGGTGCGCGTAGCGCGAGAGCATAGCAGGGGAGGCCCACGCCCCGAGCCGCTGCAGCACCTCCATCGGGGTGCCGGCCATCGCGTGCCAGCTCGCCCACGAGTGCCGGGTGGCGCGGTGCCAGGTAATGTGGGGCAGACCCGCCCGCTTCTTGGCGGCGTTGAACGCCGTTTTCGGGCTGCCGATCGGGCCGCCCTTGTACGTGAAGACAAAGACGGCGTCCTCGCCGGCGACCTGGTCGAGCACGGCCATCGCGGCGTCATTCAGCGGGATCGGGACGGCCTTCCGACCTTTCAGCAGGCGCGCCGGCAGCATGACCTGCCGCCGGGCGAGGTCGACGTGTGACCACTCCAGGAGGGCCACATTGTCCCAGCGCAGGCCGGTGGCACCGGCGAACCGGAACATCGCTTGCTGGTGCGGCGGCAGCTCATTGTGCAGCGACCACCAGTCGTCGGGGGTCAGGTAGGTATCGTCGGGCTCGGGCTCGGCCCGGCGCTCAAACTTCGGGGCCGCCTCAATCCACCCCTTGCGCGCCGCGATGTTCAAGGCCGCCCGGATGATGACCATGTGCCGATTGTAGGCGCCTGGCCCGCGATCCTTGCCGAGCTCGGCCTCGACCGATGCCGGCGTCACGTCTATCAGGGGCCGGTCGGGGTATTCCCTGCGGATCAAGGCCACGGCGTTCAGGTCCTTGCGCGAGCGTGGCCGCTCGTCGAGCCAGGCCAGCAGAGCATCGGCTAGGACGTACCCGCTGACCTTCTCCGTCCAGAGGCGGGCTTTGAGCTCGTCGTGCTGCCGCTGCGCCGTGGCCCGGTCGCTTGTTTCAGTCGAGCGTCTAAGGCGTCGGCCGCGGTGCCGTAGAGAGATCCACCAGAACGGGCTGCCGGGGCGCTTGTAGAGCGGCATTGGGCTCGGAAGTAGGCGGTGAGGTCGTCCGGGAGGAAGCGCCAGGCCCGGCCGATCCGGGCGCCGGGAATGATACCCCCGGCGGCACGCTCGCGCAGCGTCTCGGGGTGGATGCCAAGGAAGGCCGCGGCAGCGGCAAGGTCAAGCGTGGTCACGCCGCCACCTCCTGCTCGCTGACGGTACTCGCAATCCGTTCCCCGATCCAGCGCATCACGGGCACGGCCATCGAATTGCCGATGGCCTTGTACCGGGGACCGTCGGCGGCGGGGAAGCTTTCCCACTCGGCCGTGCCCACGCACTGCCACCCGAGTGGCTGCCACGCGACGTGGACGGCACCGATGCCGTCGAACAGGGATAGATAGCGGATCATCCCTCGCCCCCGCCATCATCAGGGGCGACGCCCAAGGATTGTTTGCCGCCCCCGTCCATGTCAGAAGAACGTCGGCTGGGCAACGCCGCGCGTGAGCGCCATCAAACCCTCTTGCATATGCGTCGCGCCGATGCTTACCCATCGCTGATCTAGGCCATCGGTCGCGCGCAGTTTGGCGACTAGTTCTCCGATCTCTGCGCCTTTCGTCTTGATTTCATTCATCGCGTCAATTTCCGTTTGCGAGAGTTCCCGGTAGCCTTTGATTTGGCGGTGTTGGTTGTCCATCTTGTCAGCCTTTCTTAGTTGCCTTTTCCAAAATGTTGTCCAGCGCGTCGATCTGTTTCGCGCTTGGACGCCTACCCGCTTCGATCTGCGAACGAAGCGAATCAACGAACGATGCTTCCCATTCTGTGAGCCGAGATTCGCGGGCCTCGCAGTCGTCAAGCAGCGTCAAATATTCGTCGGCCCATCCGTCGCTCAGGCTCATCCCTCGCCCCCGCGCGCGGCGTCGATGCAGTCGTCGGGCGTGTCTCCGGTCAGGGTGGCGAATACCTCGCTATCGACTGCCTCCGTCTGCGCGATTGACCATCGTCCATCCTCATCCATTGTCAACGTTAGGACGGTGCTCAACATCCACAAGTTGCAGAGTGCTTGCCGCCGCCCCGCATCCTCCCGGCACCGCGCAAGCTCGGCCTCGGCGCGCTCGGCGCGGGCATAAATCGCGTCCCGTTCCTTGGCGTCATCCCGGCAGATGTCCTGCCATCGCGTAACCTGCTCCCGCAGCGCGGCAATCTCCGCATCGCGGGCGGCGAGCGCGTCGGCGGAGTCACTTTTGATCGCAGCCATGTCTCGTTGCAAACCGGCACATACAAAATCAAGTCGTTCTGCGCGCTTGAATTCAATATCAGCCTGCCATTCTTCGTGCTGTAACTTTGCTCGCAATACAGCAATGGCATTGGCGGCTTGATCGTGCAGTCCTTCGTTGCTGCAATGAGTAGCCCGCAATTCCGCAACCAGCGCATCGTCATCGATCGCGGGCTGCGCGGGCGCGGCGGCGTTCAGTAGCAGCCCCGGCCTGGGCGTCGTCGTCACTGACTCGCGGGGATCACCCACAATGCGCCGGATGCGCTCATGTTCTGTCTCCTGCGCGGGCGCGGCGGCGAGGGCTATCGGCTTCCAGTACGCGCAATCGTTGCGCCCCTTGCCCTCACGTTGCAAGTGCATGGCGTAGGTGCAATCCTCTACGTCCCCGCTGTCGAACACGCACCCATCCGGCACGAAGTCATCGGGCATCGTTTCGACGTCGCAGTGGCACCCGTAGCGCGCGGTGGACGGCGGCGTCGCGTGCTCGCGTGGCGTTTCGTCCGGGTGGATCATGCCGACCTCCCGAACGTCCGCATCACGGCGTCGAGGTCCGCAACGGCCGACTTCGACTCCTGCTTCCGGGTCAGCATCAGAGCGGCGAACTTCTTCCCGTTCGCGACGTTCGCTTCCTGCCGCAGGCAGCCGCACGACCGGGTGCCGCCGCGCTCGCCCATCCGCAGAAGCTGCGTGGAGACGACGGTTTCGTTCCCGCAGTCGCACCTGCAGCGCCACTGCTTGTAGCGCAGCGTCTCGGCCTGGCCGATGACTACCAAGCGCCCGAAGCGCTCGCCGACTAGGTTCAACGCCGCCGCGCGCGCGTTCGGCCGCGCGACGTGCTGGGGTAGGCTCATTGGTGCAACCTCCTGATCTTGTCGATGTCGTGCCGCTTCACCCACTGGGCGAACATGTTCGCGAAGGGGCCGGCAACGATCCACGCGATCATCTCGGTCGGCGTGGCGTCGGGGAGCAACTTGAACGTAAGGACCTGCGCGATCCCGATGCCGAGGCTCGTCCAGGTCGCCATCCAGAACCGGCCGTGCGTGTTGTTCTGGGACTGGATGACCAAGAGGGCCACGACGACGAACTGGGAAGCGAAGAGGAGGAGGGCGTTCACAGCCACCACCCCGGGCGCCAGCGGATGCTGTGGCGGCCCGTGCTGCCGGTCAGCAGCATGCGCAGCGCGAGCCACAGCGACTTGACCACCGAGCACTCGAAGGCGCGCGCGTAGGCGTACGTGCGTTGCGCAGAGACGAAGCGGCTCATGGCGTCCGGTCCTCGATCGTGTAGTGCTTCGGGGCGCGCCCCGCATGCAGGTCCTTCAGGCGCTTCACGTGCGGCGTCAGCCCGAACACCACGGCGCGGTAGAAGGCGCCCCTGTACATGCGGTCGTCGGTGAGCCGGTTCGCGGCCCGCGCGTCGACGAGGATCGCGAGGCACGCGAGCGCGTGCGCCAGGTGCGGCAGCCCGCTGTCCGGGTCTTCGTCCTCGCCCTCGAACCAGGCGTCGAGGTGGCGGCGCGCGGCGTCGTAGTAGATCGAGGCGCGGACGCCGGCCTCGCGCCAGTTCGTGCGGCCGTACTTCAGCATGCCGTCGAGGAGGCCCAGCGAGCCGAGGATCGTGGCGGTGGTCGGCCACAGGTGCAGGGGCAGCTTGTCGCTGCCGATCGCGTCCTTGGGGTTCGTCGGCTTCGTTGCTGCGTCCTTCCCGCCCCACGTCACCGGCCGGCACATGTGCGGGCCGCCGGTGTTCGTGATCAGCGATTCACCGCACTGCGCGCATTGCGTGGCGTCGAGCATGAACTGCTCCCGCGGCGGCGTCGGTGGCGGGTTTGCGATGCGGCCGGCGGCCTCGGTCGCGACCTCGAGGAAGTGCTTCTGCAGCGCTACCGCCTTCGCCGGGCCGAGGTGCATGGCCTGACCGGTTTCCCGGTCAAAGATGGCAAGCGCGCCGTCTCCGAACGTGCGGAAGTGCATACCTTCTGCGCTCGTCCGGATGCTTTTCGGCGCTGCGTCTTCGTTGAGCAGGCTCATGCCGCCACCTTCAGCACCGGCGCCATGATTTGGAAGAAAGCCGCCAGCCGGGCCGTATCCGCTGCCGACCAGCGGTCGACCTTGTCACCGTCGATTGCGAGCAGTTCGCCGTAGGCGTTGAGGGCGAAGGTCACGTTCGAGGCCGGTGCTCCGGAGGTCGCGACCACGCGCTCGACCTTGGGCTGCAGAGCGGCGACGGTGGCGAGCTTCGGCTTCCGGCCGCGCTTCGCCTTCGCCCGCCTCGCCACGATCTTGCGGGTGCCGTCGGGCACCGGCTCGTGGGTGGCGAGCTGCCCGAGCGAGGGCACGCCGGGCGCTTTGAGGAAGCCGGCGGGGTGGTGCTGCTGCACCGGGACCTCCCCGGTCTGAACGCCCGCGGTGGAGCGCCAGCCGCCGCGCCGGCAGCGCGCGAGGCCGTCCTTCGCGAGCGACTGCAAGAGCTGCGCCGCCTCGACCTTGCTGATGCCCACGGCCTCGGCCACCGTGCCGGTCGGCTGGCCCTCGTCGGTGAGCGTGTCGAGCACTCGGTTGCGATCGTCGCTCATGCGATCCTCCGCAACTGGATGACCGGGTGGGACTGCGGAGCCGGAGTGGCTCGCTCCTGGCGCAACTGGCGGCGCGCCCGCGCGAACGTCTTGCGGATGTCGGTGCTCGCGCTGTTCGTGTAGCGGAACGTCGGGTCGAGGATGCTCTTCGACTTCATGCGTGGGACTCCTGAAGGTCGCGCTCGAGCAGCCGCAGCGTGATCCGGCTGTCGAAGCGCACGGTGTAGAGGGGCGACTCCATCGCGTTCGTGTGGGCCACGAACTCGACGGTGCCGGTGTGGCCTTGCGAGCGCACGCGCTGCCCGATGCGGAACCGGGCGGGCACGCTGCGGTAGTCGTGGTCGGCGGCGCGGGCTTCACTGCGGGCGGTCACGGTTCGTTCCTCGCCAGCAGCACGGCACCGATGCAGGCCAGCGCCGACAGCGCGGCCATCGTGAGCACGTGCGCGTATCCGGCCCACACCACGGAGTTCGCGGCCCATGCGAAGGCGTTGACCAGGTGCAGGGCCTTCATGGCGCCGCCTGCGCGAGCGACTTGCGGACCAGCTCGGCGAACGTGGCGTGGCCGAACTTCCGGGCGATCCGGTTGTTCTTCCGGGTCATCCGACGCCCCGGGCGCTTGCCGCCGACGCTGGACATCGAGCGGACGGTGATCTCGGCGGTGCGAACCCAGACAAGCTCGCCCATGCGTTGCCGGCCGATGCAGTGCCAGCGGTCAGAACCCTTCCATCCGGTCTTCGGTGCGCTCGGTCCCACAACGGCGCCGGGCGGGGTGGTGTCGAGAATCCAGCCCATCACGCCGCCTCCATCGGATACATCGCACCCGTGGGCATCCGCACGATCACGACCAGCCGCGCGCCCGTTTCGGCGTGCTGCAGCCGCACCACGTCATACGCGCCGCGGAAGCGCGACAGGCGCTCGCGGTCGGGCTGCCACCCCATGTCGTCGAGCACGGCGTACACGCGCTCGTGGTCGGTCTGCGCCGTCGCGAGGCGGCACTCGACCCAGAGCGAGCGCTCGTCGTGCAGCTGCGGGGCGAAGTGGGGGTGCGTCTTCAGGCCGGCGGCGCGCAGGGCGTCGTCGAGGGCTTCGAAAGCACGGTGGTGGAACAGGTTGACGAGCTCGGTGTGCCGCTCGCGCTCACGGTCGGCGGCGTGCCGGCCGGCGACGGTGGTGCAGGGAAGGTGTGGCATCTCGCCTCCGTGGCCCGCCAATTGGCGGGGACGGCGGCATTATTAGGCCACGCTAAATCCTCTGTCAATAGTTCCACCTAACATAGTGGACTGGTTCATCCGCGGGTGGTCAGGCTCCTAACAGTGGTCTGGGGGGGGGCGTCTATCGCGGCGGATAGACGACGATGTTCCCGGGCGCTATCGCACGGAAGGCGATCGCGTAGGGGTTCATGAAAACCGCTTGGAAGCGCCAGCGCTGCTGACTTTTCAGCCCTGTCGTAGAGGCGACGGCGCTCGAAACCTTTGCGCCGCTTTCGTCGAGAACGTCAAAAGACATGATGATGGAGACAAGGTCTCCACCAGACACGTTTGTGACCGTCCCGCTGACGCCCTGATAGGCGCCGTACCCGTTCGTGAACAGCCCGTCGACGACCACATCAAGGCCCTTCTCTCTGAACGGACCGGGAATGGCGACAATTGGCCTTCGGGAGGGGGCTGCGCAGCCAACCATCAACAGGGCGGCAGTGCAAAGGGCGCCCGCCGCGTCCCGTCGATTCATCTAGTGGGCACCTCCAGAGTTGCCCGGCGGATCCGACTTAAACGGATCGTTCGGGCTACTTCCTTTTTTTCGTCGGATGATCCCCTTAATCAGATCTTCAACGAGTCCGACCTCGTTGTCGTCCAGTTCCTGGATGCTGCTCAAGAGCGTGTCGTTCCGCAGCTGCCGCTCGATCTCCTTCTCTTCCATTGGGCTCCCGATCCCATCCGTGAGGTACTTGAGGCTCGCTCCGATCTTAAGTAAGCCTTCAAGAGCTTTGCCTAGCCGCACCGTTCATCCGCTTTCGAGGTTGTGAAGCGAGGCCGGGCGGATTCCGATAAGGCGGGCGAATTCGGCCGCCTTGCGACCTTCGCCGTAGCCCTTTAATCGGCGGATGGTGCGAATGCGCTCGGCGAGAGTGGGCGTAGGCATAACTAAAATCATGCGCTTCAATAGGTTAGCTGCGGCTGTTGACTTATTGTTAGGCCGTGCTAATAATTTCGGGCATGTCGCCTGATGACCTCATCGCCTTTTTCGGTGGTGTTACCGAAACAGCCCGTGCCTTGGGCGTAAAGCCGCCGAGCGTAAGCGAGTGGAAGGCGACCGGCGTCGTCCCGGAGACCCGCCAGTATCAGGCGGAGATAGCTACGGGTGGGCGCCTGCGCGCGGACAAGCCAGCCCTGCGCATTCCCGCTGATGACCGCGAGGCTGCCTGACGTGCTCATGTCGCCTAAATCACTTGAGGAGCTGAGGGTATGAGACCTGTGATCGTGTATGGCCCGCAGGCCTGCGGGAAGACGACCAACGCCCAGGCGTTGGCTCAAGCGTACGGCTGCACCTCGGTGGTCGACGACTGGACTCCGGGCGAGCCGATCCCGGCCGGAGCGCTGGCCCTGACGAACGTTCCCGGGGTTCCGGCCGCGATCCCGTTCGCCGAAGCCATGGAACGGGTGCGGGCCTAGGTTCGCCGTGAAAGGCGCTTCCACGTCGATCCACCTGCCGGTCGTAATCGGTGACGGTGGTGGCGGCAGTGCTACTGGGTTGTCATCCCTGACGTGGCCGCTGCCGAGTGTTGCTTCAGCAGTTCCGCGAGGCGGAGGCATTCCGCCGCCGGGATCTGAAAGTGAATCCAGCCGAACTGGGGATCGCGAAGACTCATGATCGCGCCATCCGCCAAGGGGTACGGCTGCACCCAGAACCGGGGGTCGTTGACGACGCGCCATTCGCCCGGCGCCGGCTGGTCTTCTTCTTCCATGGTGATCCCTCCCGTGTTGGGTGTGTGCAGGCGCACGCATTCTGGCACGGGAGGGAATGCCTGATGTGCCATCTGCCCGCTCTCCTTCGGGCTTGCCGTGGGCCCGGCCGGTCCTCCTCCCTGCCGGCCGGGTCTCTTTTTCACTCCTCAACAAGAACCCACAACGATGAGTGTCGAGATGAAGCCCGTGCAGGTCCGCCTGCCCGAGGACGCAATGGAAGCCCTCAAGCTCCTGGCCGAGCTGGAGGACAAGGACCTCGGCGAGAAAGCCCGGGAAATCCTGACGCGCGCGCTGCTGGGTGATGTCCATGCGGCCAGACTACAGGCGGCCCGGTTCGCGCGCATTCACGCTGGCGACAATTTGCGTCAGGTTGCGGTAGGCCGCGCAAACGGAGGCGGATCGTGACCCAGCAACCGCGCCCCGAGACGCCGCTGGAACGTGCGCAGCGTGAGTTCCTCATGGCGCGTACTCCCTACGCGCGCCGGAAGGCGCTGAAGCGCCTGGAGGAGCTCAAGGCACAGGAGCGCCGGACATGCTGAACCGCATGCTCTGGCAGTTCCTGATCATCACGCTGTCCGCCACGCTGCTGCTCGCCCCATGGGCGATTGCGCTGGCTATCTGCGTCGTCCTCTTCCGCTGGCTCGTCCAGTCGTCCTGCGGGTCCTGACCATGCGTCTCATCACGACCGTCTACAACGCGCTGGTCGAGTTCCGCGACGGGTGCACCCGCAGGCAGCTCGAGGAAGTCACCGGGCTGTGCAAGGACGAGGTGCACAAAGGCCTCAACGGCCTGCGCCGGCGGCACATGCTGCTGATCCTGGGCGGCGAGCGCGAGCGTGCGCATTACCGCCTGAAGCCGGGATCGGCGCCACCGGTGGAGATGCGCGGCGGCCGCCGCGACGACGAGCGCCCGCAGCCGGCCCTGATCGTCCTGGAGGCCTTCTTCGACAACGGCTACCGGGCCGCGAAGCCGCCGTCCAGTCGTGCCGCGCCTGGTGCGCTGCGCACGGCGCGGCGCAGCTCGCCCGCGGCCGCTCCCGTCAACTCGACCTGCCTGCTCGCCGCTCTTTGGCGTAAGCGCTGACCTTCCGAGGCGTCGCACATGGCCGCGAGCGGCAATAGGGACCCGTTTCCCCTGAATCCGGAGGATTGCCGTGCTGCGGCCGTGCGCCTGCGCGAGAGCGCGCCGGCACGCCTCCGCGACCTGCGGCAGTGGCTCGTCTGGCGCTTCGAGCCGGGCGAGAAGAAGCCGCGCAAGGTGCCGTACTACCTGAGCGGCCACCGGCGCACGGGCACGCAGGGCAGCGAGGAGGACCGCGCCGCGCTCGGCACCTTCGAGCAGGTCGCGGCCGCGCTGGAGTCGGGCCGAGCGCACGGCGTGGGCTTCGCGTTCCTGCCAGGTGACGGCCTCATCGGGATCGATCTCGACGCCGCGATCGCGGAGGACACCGGCGAGATCCAGGCGCGCGCGCAGAGCATCATCGAGTCGTGCGCGAGCTACACCGAATACTCGCCGTCGCGCCGCGGCATGCACATCATCGTGGCCGGCGAGAGCGAGACGTTCAAGTCGAACGACATCGGCCTCGAGGTGTTCTGCGGCCGGCAGTTCTTCACATTCACCGGCGAGCGCTATCCGGGCACGCCGGCCGAGGTGAATCCGATCGAGCTGGCTGTGCTGAACCGCCTGCGCGCCACCGTGCGCGAGGCCAAGGGCAAGCGCTCCAGCGCGCCGTCTGCACCCGCTGCAGGAGACGCCACCGACAAGCGGGCCGAGATCGAGTCCGCGCTCGCGTTCGTCTCGTCGGACCTCGACTACAACGCGTGGATCGACATCGGCGCGACGCTCTTCCACGAGCTGGGCGACGCCGCCGGCTTTGCGCTGTGGGACTGGTGGAGCTCGCGCGGCAGCAAGTACCAGGGCAGCGACGACCTGCGCAGCCACTGGCGGTCGTTCGGCAACCTGCAGCCCAGCAAGGGCATCTTCAAGCTCGCCCGCGACGCTGGATGGCGGGCGCCGCGCCGCGCAAAACCCTCCCGACCCCAAGACCCGCTACCGCCGGCCAAGGATGACGGCGAGGCTTCGCCACCCGCCGATGCGGGCAATGCGAGCGCGGAGCGCGCAGGCGAGTTGGCGGAGCTCGACGCGCGGCAGGCCGAGAAGTCGGCCGTGCGCAAGGGGCTGCGCAAGAACGAAGACGGCCTGGTCAAGAGCACCACGGCCAACGTCGACCACGTCCTGCGGCACGACCCGCTATGGAGGGGCGTGCTGGCCTATGACGAGTTCGGCTATCAGATCGTCAAGCTGCGGCCGCCGCCGTTCGCCGAAGGCGCGCGCGCGGGACCGTGGGAAGAGGTGGATGCCATCCGCGCGGCCGTGTGGCTGGAGCGCGAGTGGGGCATCAGCACCAAGAGCAAGCTGATCGACGAGGTCGCGCGCTCGATCGCGTGGGACTGCCGCTTCAACAGCGTGCGCAAGTGGCTCGAAGCGATCGATGGCAAGTGGGACGGCACGCCCAGGCTGCCGACGCTGTTGCAGGATGCGTTCGGCGCCGACCAGAACGAGTACACGGAACACGTAGGCACCGGCCTGCTGGTGACCGCGGTGGCGCGGATCTTCAACCCGGGGGCCAAGGTCGACACCATGGTGGTCCTCGAGGGCCCGCAGGGGATCGGCAAGAGCACGGCCACCATCGAGCTGTTCACGCCCGAGTGGTACGTCGACATCATCGAGCCGCCCAGTCACAAGGACTTCTACATCACCCTGCAGGGTTGCTGGTGCGTCGAGATCGGCGAGATGCAGTCGTTCACGCGCACCGAGGTCAACCAGGTGAAGCAGGCGATCAGCCGCCGCGACGACAAGTTCCGGGCGCCCTACGACAAGGCGGCGACCAGTCACCCGCGGCAGTGCATCTTCATCGGCACCACCAACGTCGACGCTTACCTGATGGACCCGACGGGCGGCCGGCGTTTCTATCCCGTCCGCTGTGCGCACGCCAACGTGCAATACGTGCGCGACATGCGCGAGCAGCTGTTCGCCGAGGCCATCGTGCGCTACCGGGATGGCTTCCGGTGGTGGGAGGTGCCGGGCGACTTGGCGCAGCACGAGCAGGACCAGCGCTACGTCGAGGACTCGTGGTGCGAGCCTGTATCCCGATGGCTAGAGGGACACGGCAGCGACAGCAAGTACCCGGACCACATCAAGCGCGGCGACTGGGACAAGGAGACCGGGAAGCGCCCGGTGTGCGCGGCCACGACGACCGACGTGATGTGCTTCGCCCTGGCGATCGAGCTCGGCAAGCACACGCGTCAGGACCAGATGCGGGTCGGCCAGGTGATGCGCCGGCTGGGCTGGGACAAGGCGCCCCTGCAGCGTGCCGGCGGGTCGCGCATCCGCCCGTGGGTGAGGCCGGACATGCCGCCTGACGCGCCGCCTGCGGTCGTGCACGAGGAGCGCGGCGAGCCGTTCTAGGCGCGATCGCGTCACAGCCTAGCGCGTGTCACAACCTCGTCCGCTGAGGTTGTGACAGGAAAACGCCAGCGGAATCAACGATGTCACAACCGTCACAACCGTCACAACCTATTCTCGCGCGCGTACGCGCGCGCGTGATCGCCGCCTGAGAGTTCTTCGTACCGCTGCGGTAGCGGTTCTATAAGGACCATTTTTAGGTTGTGACGGTTGTGACGGTTGTGACATCGCTGAATCGAAAGGGAAAACGGTGTCACAACCTGTCACAACCTGTCACAACCTCAGCGTCGAGGAGCGTCGCAAGCGTAACCGCGAGCGCATGCCCGAGACTGCGCGCGTGATCGACGAGCTGCAGCGCGTGTTCGGCAAGGTCACCGTGCTCCACGCCAAGGAAGGCGGGCACGAGATCGGCGCGCCTGGCCCGCGCGGCGTGATCGCGTCCGGCAGTGGTCGCCAGTTCGTGAGGCGGCAGGTTCGATGAGGGCCAAGCAAATGGCCGCAGATTTTCCCCGTGTTTTCCGTACCCTCGGGCGTGGAGTTACACGTGGAACATTCCGTTGCCAACCGCTGCCCGCACGCCATGCCGGCACCCTGGATGCAGGGAGCTGGCCACGTCGCATGGCTTCTGCTCTGCGCATGTGCGCGAGCGTTCGCGGGAGACGGACCGTCATCGTGGCAGCGCCGCGGAGCGTGGCTACTCGACCAAGTGGCGCGCGGCTCGGCTCGTGTTCTTGCGCGGCTATCCGCTGTGCAAGGCACACCTCGAGCGCGGCGAGATCGTGGTCGCGACGGAAGTGGACCACGTCGTGCCGCACCGCGGCGATCCGCGGCTGTTCTGGGATCGCACCAACTGGCAGAGCCTGTGCAAGTCATGCCACTCCGCCAAGACGGGCCGTGGTCAGTGAGCCAGGCGACCTGGCAGGGGGCCATCGAAAGTCTGGCCGAGGTGGACGAAGAC